GATGAGTCTAGGCAGAAAGAGCAAAAGCTCGCACAAGATTTGAACAACACATCATCACAACTTTTGGAGGCCAACGATGCCATTAGTAAAAAACAGTCTGCTCTTGATCGTGCTATCAGTGCTGGCAGGGTGCGCTTCCCCTCCTCAAGTTGCGTACAAGCCGCCGCAAGTACCGCCACTGCCAGCGGAAATCAAACCGAAGCAAGCGAATCTGAGCGAGAGACTCTCAGACTTATTGCTCAACTCGCAGCAGAAGGCGACCGCGCCATCAACGAACTCAACGCCTGCATCGCAGTCTACAACCAAGTAAGGGAAGCCATCAATGCTACGCGCTGACCAACTAGCCAAACTGCACATCGGTGCTGAGTGGGTTGACCCATTGAACGAAGTGTTTGAACGCTTTGGAATTGTTACCAAGAATCAGCAAGCTGCATTCATTGGTCAGTGTGGGCATGAGTGTGGACACTTCAAGATTCTGGAAGAGAACTTGAACTACCGCGCTGCCACGTTGATGAAGCTGTGGCCAAAGCGTTTTCCAACGCAAGAGATTGCCAATGCCTATGAAAAGAATCCCAAGAAGATCGCTAATATGGTCTACGCTTCACGCATGGGTAATCGTGATGAGTCTAGTGGTGATGGCTATAGGTTTAGGGGTCGTGGTTGCATACAGCTTACTGGTCATGCAAATTACTTCCACGCTGGCAAGGCGCTAGGCGTTGACTTTGTGATGAACCCTGACCTTGTTGCCACACCAAAGTATGCGGCTCTGACTGCTGGCTGGTTCTGGTCTACGCATGGATGCAACCAAGCTGCTGAGACTGGCGCACCTGTTGTGGATGCCAAACCTACATGGGGTGATCTAACCAAGAAGATTAATGGCGGGACAATCGGCCTGCAAGACCGAATTGCCCACACCAATCAAGCTCTATCAGCCCTCGCCTAATAGCCAAGTATGGAAGTCAACAGGGGGCTTGCCCTCTGCTTGGCATTGGTGACAGTACAACTGATATTCCTCATCCAGCTTTGCCCAATCACTGCTCTCCATTGCTCTCTCCTTCTGTAAGTGATGCGCCCAAACGCTTCAGTCGCAGGTTGTAATCAGCTACCAAGTTGGCCTTGTGTTGCACATCAATCTTGTCGATCTGTGCATCATTGGCTTCACGCAGTTCACGCAACTTAGTCATCTTGGTACGCGCTGCCATTGCTGACTTCTCTACTTTGTCACGCAACTCAATCGTGCCTTTCATGTAGGTGTCAGATGTCTCGTACAAGCGTGGCTCTTTGCCTGGTATGGTCAATGTAAACGTGGGCTTGTTGTTGACCACAGGCGCTGGCGCTGGTGCAGGCTTCACGTTGTCCAATGGGTTGGGTGCAACGAACTGCTTGCGGCTACCCATGTTGCCATCATCATCTTCTGGTGCAATGCCACACGCTGCCATCAATGAGTAGCGACGAGCATAGGTCAGGGCAGAGGCATAGCCTTGCGGGTCTTGCTTGACAGCAGGGAAGTGAACGATGCCACACTCCAACATCTCGCCAGACTCGTGTACGAAAACTGTTTCGCACATGATGCCGTTTGAACAGTCGTAATTTTTTTGGAGCAAAAAGATGCCATTGTCATTTAGTGCGTCAATGACAGCTTCGATGCAAGCAGACAAATCAGCGTACTTGCTACGGAAATGTGGGTTGGTGGATGTCTTCAGTGCTGGACCGAACTGACGTTGTGCCTTGACTAAGGCTGTGGCGATCTGTTTCATTTTGATTCCTTGATGGTTAGGGTGGACTGACGGATTGAATAGGCTTCTTTTGCTGGTGTAATTTTTTCTGGTGTTGCCTTGAAGTGACGCATAGGCCATTTGATTGACCACTTGCCACACTTGGCGCTGCTGAACTCTTGCATCATGGTCTTGAGCTTGACTTCTTTCTCAGCCACTTGTTCTTCTAGCTTCTTAATCTCAGCCTTGAGGCCAACGATGGCACTGGCAACGCCTTCTGCATGGTCGCCCAAGTCAATGTCTTCATCCTTGGCATTGGGCCATACGCGATCAGCATCTTTGCTGTCTTGCGGTGGATACCAAGCTGGCTCACCAGTTTCACGGAAGTTCTCAAGTCGGGCTTCAAAGTCGTCAGCGGCTTTCCAAATGGCATCCATCGTGGCTGTGTGTGGTGCAAACAAGTAGATACGCAACTCGACACCTGAGTACAGGCAACCGATAGCCGCCCAACGCAAGCCAGTACACATCATCACGCCTTGCACTTGGATAGGACCACGGTACAGGGGCAACTCGTCTTCTGGACCCATCTTTGTCAGCTTGGATTCCAGTACACCAGAGCCAGTCAGGATGATCTCGTCAGCACCGACAACATAGATGCCTTTGCTTGGATCATTCTTGATGACCAAACCATCCAACGGGGTGATGGCAATGGCATCTGCACTGGCTGCAAGTGGCAACTCAGGGTGGGTAAACGCTTGGTCAGGCATGGTGTAGCCTTCTAAGCCAAGGCGCTTTGCCATCTCTTTGATGATGGATTCCTCCAGCGCATTGCCCCAGTCAGCGGCTTCACCTGCTGGTGTACGGGCATCTTCACCTTGGATGGACTTCATGCAGAAGGACAGGGTGTCATTGGCGCTTGCCCACTTGGAATGACCCATGATGGCAGGCAGTTGAGAGCAAGACAGCATCGTGTCTGAGGTAAGTTTAGGCATTGTTATTTCCTTTGGGTTTGATGGGAGAAATGTTGGACAGCCAGCGGTCAAAGTTCTGGTCAACCTTGCTACTGCTTATCTTGAGTTTTGGCTTGCGTTTGGCAGGCTTTGCTTCTACTGGCACAGGCCAAGGCGCTTTTGGCGCAAGAACTGTTTTCATCATATGTTCTTAACCTTTAGTTTGGCTTCAACTAGAGTTGCGTATGTGTGAAACCTTGGAATAGCCGCACGACTTTCAAGCCAAAGATTTGACTTTTCTCTGTCGGTCAGCCCAATCCACAGTTTCTGCTCTGGCTGTTTGCAATCAGGTAAGTTCATGCAAGGGTAATCACAGTTTGGATATGTGCATTGCTTTGACTGTGCCAACTTATCTCGCAACTCGTCACGTTGTGCTTTTATGCACTCAGGTTTATGGCAGTAATAACTGCATGAATGAATATCTTTAGTCATAGTGAATCCTTGATCTTCAGCACACGCTGTTGACGACCTGACTTACCTGGTCGGGTAAATCCTGTGTCAATGATGTAGCCTTTGTTTAGCAGGGCGCGGAACCGAGCAGTCACACTTGAGTATGGGTAGTTGTGGAGAACTTGCAACACTTCGTCTTGGATGCACCCGTCCTGAAACGTAGCTATCACTTCATAGACACGCTGCTCCATGCTGGCGCTATCTAATGAAGCGGCTGCTTCGACACTGGTTACAGGGGCATTTTTACGGACTAGCGTTTGCCAGAATGTTCCGAACTTCATAGTCATTCCTCCATAGTTGGTAGGTTAATGTTGCTGTGATGATTTCACAGTGATATCATTCTAGCATATAATTTCCACATGAAACAAAAAAACATTCCCCTTCTTGTTCGTATCCGTCCATCTTCTAAGGCATTGCTTGAGAAGGCGGCAGACCAACAGCGCCGTTCGCAGGCCAGCTTGGTGGATACGTTAATAGTTGACAACCTTAGTCGAGAATTTGCAGACACAGATGATCGGCTCAACAAGTTTTTTAATGGAGCAAAAGATGTCATATCCAACAAGCCGTAGTTTTCCAAGGACCATGAAAGAGGCGTTCCCAAAAGACGATTATGGGTGGTTTGAGCCACACCAGAAGGACGTTTGCTGGTACTGCATACCAGCGTGGCTGTTTGCCTTGTCTGTGGCTTCTTACTTGATTTTCAAATGAATTATTACGAGGCCAAGCGCTTGCTGGATGGAGTCAGGGGTGGGCGTGATGCTCCACTGGCTTTAATCAACAAGGCATTGTGCTTAACAGGGGATTTGGATGACATTTGCAGTGACATTTATAGTGGATGGCAATCCAGTGGCGAAGGGCAGACCAAGGTTTGCCAAGCGTGGGAAGTTTGTGCAGACGTACACACCCCAGAAAACCAAGGACTATGAGAGCTTAGTGATGGATGCGGCAAGCGCAGCAATGGGTGTGACAGAGCCATTGACTACCCCGATCAAGGTGTTTATCCACATTCGTATGCCGATACCAGCCAGCTTCAACAAGAAGATGCGTCAGGACTGCTTAGAACAGCGTATACGGCCCACAAAGAAGCCTGACTGGGACAACATAGCCAAAGCAATTACAGACGCTTGTAACGGCATTGTTTATGTTGATGACTGTCAGATTGTGGATGCCCATGTGACCAAGAAGTACAGCGAGTGGGCTGGTGTGGATGTGATAGTGATGGAGGAGTTGCCATGAACGACAGAATCTATGAGCTAGAGCTGAAGATTGACCTGCTTGAGAGGAACATTGAAGTCTTAGAGGGCAACATCACCAAGCTGGCAGAAGTGCTGTCCAACCAGTCTCACTTCTTGCACATGGTTGCAAGACAACTGAAGTATGTGTCTCAAGAAATGGACATAGACATCAACCCACCCAGGTACAACTGATGCGTAAGAAATACAAACCCAAACCAATACGCCTAGACACAATGCACTGGGTACTGGCAGGCATGAAGTCGGTGTCATCTGTGCCTCATGGCGGCATCACATTGAAGATTAAGAACCATGATGCACTGACCAACATCACGCAGGGCAGGGGAACTCGGCATGACATTGATGTAGTCATTGCTGCCATGAATATAGCTGAAGCCTTGGCTATGCTTGGCATTGGCTCGGACTGGAGGCCAGAGATTAACGCTGCACAGCAAGCCATCTTTGACATGGGCAGGCGTGGTTTGGTAATGGCTGATAGGTTCGTGTTGTATGGCCCAGAGATGCAGGCTGTCAACCTGGGCATGGATGTGCATGACGCACAGCTAGACGAATGCACTGTCAAACAGCTTGAGGAAGCCTTGCAGATAGTGGAGCGTGAGATCAGATTGAAACGTGCCAGGATGATTAAGCAGGAGGCAATGGCATGAAACACGGTAAAGCGTCACCATACTACGGTCAATTGATGACAGCAAGTTTGCCAAGCGAAGTTAAAAAGCTGTGGTACAGCCGAAATGATGAGTTGGAAGATTTACCAAGTTGGCAATGGTCTTTTGAGATGGAAGCAAATATGGAGCACGTTGAGCAACGTGATTTAATTACAAAAATATTGGAGCAAACAACGCTTACTGACCGCGAGGAATTGGTAATAAAAATGTTGGTGATTGAGGAATCAACACTTGATGACATAGGTTTAATTCTTGGCGTTACCAAAGAGCGAGTGCGTCAGATATATCTAAAAGGAATTCGCAGGTTGCGGACGCATCAAAAAAAAGTTACAGGGATGGCAGCCTATCCATTGGATTGTGAAGTAACGA